TGTGGCGCACGTTGGAACTGGCGAACAGTTCACCAGCGCAATACCAGTGCGGCCAGAAAAGAACACGCCGCAATCATATATCAGTTGCGTGACATATCTGCGCCGCGCATCTCTTATGACTATGTTTGGATTGAATGCCGATGATGATGATGGTAACTTGGCATCTGGTTCTGGCGCGTTTCCCTCCCGTTCGCAGCCTAAACCAAAGAGGCCAGTCGCTGCATCCACTCCGGCGGCTGGCCTCGCCTCTAACGATGTTTTAGCTGAAAAACTAGATGCCTGTGCAACTGTGCGTGATGTCAACGCGCTTTACACAACGCTTTATGGTGCGGGCGGCATAAAAGCACCAGACGATCAAATTGCAATGTTTAGCAAACGGAAAGAGGAACTAGCCTAATGACTGAATATTATAACACCAATCGCGGCGCGATCTTTAAGAACAACGACAAGACCGCCGACAATCAGCCAGACTACACTGGCAAGATTAATGTGGATGGCGTTGAAAAGCGGATTGCGTTGTGGATACGCGAAAGCGCGGCTGGCAATAAATATATGTCGGCTGCAATAAGCGATCCGATGCCACCCAAAGAACAAGACGCGCCAAGGGCAGAACAGATGCAGCCTTTAGCAGATGCGATCCCGTTCTAAAAAGAAACCAACCTATGCACCGGCCTCTAATGCTTTGGGTCGGTGCGTATGGTGCGACAAGACCCTGCGCTTCAGCGATCCCGATTGGGTCGTGGATGGCGCAAAACAAATTCTGCATCTTGGATGCTTTAGGGAAAGATTGGATATTTTAAATGCAAATAGAAAAGAACGTGCCAGTGCCACCAGCGGGTCGCAGCAAGATTGAAATCATCAATGATATGGAAATTGGTGATAGCGTGCTTTGCGACACTTATGAAAAGGCAATGTCATTGCGTGACGCACTGCGTTATCGCGGCCTTAAATACACCACCCGCAAGATGGATGAAGGCGGTTGGCGGGTTTGGCGGCTGGAATAGCCGCCTTACTTTTTGCCGAAAAACTTGCTTGCTGAACGCATACCAAAGCTGGCTGCAACGATAGTGCCAAGCGTATATTGATAATATTCTGGCATTGCTTCAAGCGCAGTAAATCCATCAGCAACAACAGCCCTGCCCCAATCACCGCAAAACGCCAATATCAACGGAATGCTGAACAGGATGGTCAGCCATTCATCTTTCCAGCTTGTTGATGTGGCATCAGCCATTTTCAAATCCCAGTCGATTTCGCCGGTGGCTTGTTTTTGGGCGATAGTTGCCGCAGCTTTGGCTTGTGCAACCTTTGTTTCTGCCGCTGCCTTGCTGGTTTCAACCTTGCCTTCAAGCCACGTTGACGCAAGATTTGCAAGCGGTGATATCAATAAATTAAGCATTACATTGCCCCTATCATTTTATTGAAGCCAAACATTTCCATCAGAACCAGCGTAAAGAACAGCAACAAGATACCGGCCACAATTAACTTGCCGCTAAAATTAGACGATCCGATTTTAACAGCCACAAATTCATTGCCCAAAATACGCAAGATAAGTTCAAAGCTGTTATTGCCAATATCTGCGCTTATGATCTTTTTCTTTTCATCAGTCATCTGCAATCGCCCTCATCCGATCAATTAACCGGCCAGCGCGGTTTGGCACTTGCCTTGCCCATTTACTGTCGGCCATCTGGGTTGCAGCTTCATCATAGTCATAATTAGCTATAGCTGCACGACACTTCACAAAACGACCAAGGCGACTGCGACCTAGATTGAATGCCATATTCGCCAAGATTAGCTGACATTCTTCCGGCAGATCATCCCAGTTTTCAAACAAGGCGCGGCAATCTTCGACAGTAACAACGATATCAAGCGCGAATAGCTGCCGACAGCGTTCCGGTGTGATCTGCGTGCCGACTGGTCTGCCGTGTTCTGCATCAGCTTCGCGGATCAAATGCCCTATGCCGACAGTGGGCAAGCCTAGATGATCCAAATAAACATCTAGCCGGACGCCCTCATCGCTGGCAATTTCTTCGCGCAATTGATCCATATTCATTTTCTCATCTCCAAAACGTAATCAACCGCTTTATGCCAGCTATCGCGTTCTGCATCCTCTGTGAAGCGCGTTGGAGATAACCTGACACTGTATTGCCGAACCGCGCCAACTTCGATGAAGAGGCACCGTCTGGCATTGGGTGAAACAAGGCACAAAACATCGTAATCTTCTCTTGTCGGCAAATGTTTGTTTTTAGAACCGTGACCCATTTGGAAATGGTGACGCGGAGGTCTACCAGATTGATGACCCAAAAGACTAGCAGTCTTGACTTGTATGCGTAAAAAATCCTGTCCAGAGAACGCCAGCGCATCAATCCGATCCATCGGACAATGCGTTGCTTTCCAGCCCATAGACAATATCGCAGACAGAGCAATATATTCCCCCATCAATCCCGTTGCGGTTGCACTATTTAACAATTACACCAGCCGTTGCTGCCATTACGCCAATAAACAGCCCAATGATAACCACAATCAGCCCAACAACAATAGCCCCAACTTTGAAGTTTTCAAACATCTCTTGCTGGCGTTCGCGTTCAATTTTGCGCTGTCTTGCACGCGCTTCTTTGGCTTGCTGGATGCGCTTTTGCCGTTCTGCCAGTATACCAGCCCAAGTGCCGTGACCAAAACGAAAGTCAACCATTCGCGCAACTTCGGCAACCTGTTCCGCTGCCAATCTTGCATCAATCATTTCTTTAGCAACAGACTGCACGCCAAATTGATCAGCCAGACCCATACCGGTCTTTTTGTTATTGGCCTCTTGCACTTGCTTTTGGCCGGTAAACATCGCATCAATCTGACCGGCTATTTGCCCAATGTCTTGTGCAGTCGATATGTTGCTTTTTATGAAATCAACGCTGGCTTTAACCAGCGAGATACCCGCCAAAGCGGTCGAAATCGGTTCCATTGGTGAGTTGCCCCTCTCTCAAAGGCTGACAGCGCCACTTCATCGGCTCCAAATTAGCAATGCTCCCAATATCTTTAGACATAATTATAGCGCGGCGGCGGCATTCTTCCCGCGTTTCGCTGTAAATAACACTGTGAAATTCTGTGCAGTCAGTCGGTGCGCCAATGACGCAAGCCAGAACGATTGCTTTAAACATCGTCTTTTCGGCCAGTTAAAAACTTGACGGTTTCGGTTTCCCACAACCTAACACAGACCCAAGCCAAACTTAGCAAGGCGGTGGCTTCCGGCACAATATCCATCATTGCAGTGACAGTGACGCTGCCAGCGGCAACATCAACAACGACCTTTGTTTCTTCGTTCATTAGCTTGCCTCTAATGCTGTAATTCGGGCTTCTAATTCTAAGATGGTCTTACAAAGCAATGGCACGATTTTGGCTTGGTCTATGCCTTGCATAACAGGCTCAGTATGGCTTGCAGCCCAAGTGCTATCAGAAGGATAAAGAGCATCAACAGTGTTACCATCGTCATCTGTTGTCGCCAACTTTCCAGCAGTCCAATCAGCTTCAGCTATACCTCTATGAAGAATTACGCCTTCTGATGATAGGATTACGTTTTCAGCATCCCTCGTTTCATCTTTTGTTCCGGTAACAGCTTCAGGCACAACCGCTTGCGCTTCGTGTGCTAAAAAACCATCTACAAAAACAGCGTCATCGCCATCAACAATCCATTTAAACCTAGCTGGCTTTAGTTGTTTTAGTCGGCTAGTTGCATCCCAATCATATGTCACATCAGTTTTTAAACGATAGTCAGATGATGTGTTGTAAGCCGTTGATGAAGCGGTTGTTGTTATCGTTCCAACCCCGCCGCCGGTACGCTGAAAAACAACAGCGTTTTGACTGGCCGTCGAATCGGTGCTGGACAAATAAAGAATAGGAAATCCGCCACTAATATTTGTTGATTGCAGTGTCAAAGCGTTACCATTGCCGACGTTTTTAATTGTAAACTTTTCAGCAGACGCGGTATTAAAGATGTTGGTAGTATTGCCAATTCTTACCCCGCCAGTGCTGTCAATTCGCATACGTTCTGAAGGCTGCGTATTTGTGTTAACAGACCTTGTTCCAAATACTAAATCGCCGTAACCGTTTGCGCCTTGATTTGTAGAAACATAACCAATATAAGCTGATGCGTTTGATACGGCTGTGTAGCCAAACGAAATCTGTGAATACGCACCTATATTTGTTGGATTTGCAATAGCTATTGCGGAAGAAGCCCACTGTCCTGCACCAGTTACATTTCCTTTATTTACAGTTAAAAGAGAAACAGGTGACGTATCGGCAATGCCCACGTTGCCGCTGCTGTTGATACGCATAACTTCAGAATTATTAGGGCTAATAATAATGCTATGGTTAGTTAGGGTTGCAAGGTTCATCCCTGCCGAATAAACCTGCATTTCTCCTGTGACACTATTTGTTGTATCTTCTAGTCTTACTGACGCGCCACCATCTCTGTGTATGTCTATGCCACCGCCAGTTGCGGTCGCAGGGCTGGTTGTTCCAATACCAATCCGATTGTTGGTGCTGTCAACGTGAAACGTGTCTGTGTCAACGGTGAAATCGCCGCTAATTAAACCGCTTGATAGGGCTGCGGTGTCGGCAGTCTGATCAACATCGAAAAGATCAATCCAAGCATCGTTGTCTGCATTGCGCTGCTTCAGTTTGTTGGCTGTTGTGTCATACCAAAGCTGATGGGCATATGTTGTTGAAGGGGCTGACGACCCTGCGTTTGTGCTGGCAACCGCCGCAAGCGCATTATTTATATCTGTGCGCGTTGCTGGAAAAGTCTGATTTTCAATTACATAATCGTGCTGTGACATTTAAAACCCCGTTGCAACGTAATCAAATAACCGATCCACCGCTGCGTTGCTGCTATTGTAAAACGTGATCGTGAACCCAGATGCCGATTTGCTAGTTATACCATAGTAATCGCCAGATTGCATATCCCCAACAGAAACTGACACTGCACGCAATTGTTTAAAGGCACTGCCAAATGTGATCGCCTTCGCGCCAGCACCGCTTTGAATGTCATTGTCGCTTTCTGTGCGCGTTGGCATTTTGATTTCAGCGGTCAATTCTGAAATGGCTGGCGTTTCTTGGCTGTCAGTGCTGGTTAAATTAATCTTAAACCGAAACGCCCTTGCAGTATAAGTGCCAACAACAAATTGCCGATAAGCTGTCCACGATGGCGAACCAGCCGGATTATCTTGCGTTGTGCTAACGAACAGATCAACGTCAGTTGCACCGCTTGCTGGTGTGCCGGTATGCTGCGAAAACTGCGTAAATTTTAAGGTTGCATCGGCTTGCGCTGTAAAGACTTGTCCAAGATCAATATAATTTGCAAAATCATATGTGCCGGACGATGCCACGAAACCAGTGCCGCCACCGAACAAACCGGTCGCACTGTCAAAATTTCCAGCAACGCTATCAAATAAGTTAGTCGTATCAAGTCGCAATGTATCATCAACAACCACGCAAGTGGTTTTTGTGCCTGTGAAATCGGTATGTTCTGACAGGCTGTTTGCTAGATTTAATCCGCTAACATCATCAACCAGAACCACGCTGCTTGCTGCATTTGCGCTTTGCCCACCAAACTTGTTTACCGCTTTCAAGAAATATGTGCCGGTTTTTGCCGGTGTCATTACTGTGTTTGTTGGTCTTGGCACTTTTTTCACAACGGTTTGCGCGTTGTTAAATGTTGCGCCACTGGTCAAAGGCGAATGCCGGATAACGTAATGCGACAAATCTTGATCAATTGATGCCGTCCAGCTTAAATCTGCATTCGATCCCACCACATTCACGCTGAAATTTGTTACATCAGACGCCGCCGCAGCTTGCCCGACAATTGTATGCGTGCTGGTTGCAAAGTCGGATTTGATGCCCAGCGCGTTTATAGACCTTGCGCGAATGTCATATGTGCCGCCAGCCTTTACGTTGGTTAGCGTAAA